TGACAGCATTAACGTCTAGTGCATCAGATGATATATTGCCTATAGTAGATACCAGTGCAACTGCTACTAAGAAAATGACTATAGAGAATATGTTTAAAAGCATACCTGTAAGTGTCGGTGTTAATGAGGGCACACCACTTGCTAAGTTGCACGTAGTAAGAGATGCAGTAAATCATTCAACGCAAAGTTCACTAGCACCAATATTTGTTGAAGATGATACAAGACCAGGCATTTTTATTTCAGGTAATTTAAACAACATAGGTATTATACAATTTGGTGATAACTCATCAATTAATGCTGGTGAGATTTTTTATGCTCATAGTGATGATAAGTTTAGTTTTAGATGTGCAGGAACTGTACAGGCAACTTTAGCTGATGGCGTATTTGCACCAGAAACAGATTCAGATGTAGACTTAGGTACAACCTCTTTACGCTTTAAAGATACATTTGTAGACACAATTACAACTACTGAAGCAATTAATGGTGCATTGAAAAGATGGACTGTTAAAACTTCTGCATACACAGCAGTAGCTGGTGACAGACTATTAGCTGATACTGCAACAACAGCTGCATTTACAATTACTTTACCTAGTAGTCCTGCAGTTGGAGATGAAATACATATACTAGATAGTGCTGCAAACTTTGACAGTGCTAATTTAACTGTAGCTAGAAACGGAAAAAAGATACAAGGATTAACTGCAGACTTAACATTGACCACAGAAAATACAGGTATTGGACTTGTGTTTATGTCTGATACATATGGTTGGAGAGTTTTAGTTGATGCATATGCTGTAGATACAACGGAGCTGTAACATGTCAGATATATATAATCCTAACCAGGATATACATATAGATAAAACAACAAGCAAACTTGTAGTAAAAAAATCACAAGATACTGAATCTATACTTAAAGCTAATAAGATAGCAAGAAACCATACAGAACAAAAAGGTGAGTTTCAACGTATAGCACAGATACCATTGATTGCATTACAAATTAAAACTAAAGAACTATTTGGTCATTCTAATTATCATCAACTACATGCAGATGATCAAAGAGATATTATTAAAAAGATGATTAATAGTAATGAGTTCGAAAACTTTAGAACAGGAAGTAAAAGGTTATAATGGCTTTAAACAATTATGCAAATTTAAAAACAGCTATTGCTAATTTCTTAGCACGTGATGATTTGACTACAGAGATAGATGACTTTATAGATCTTACTGAAGCAGACTTTAATCGTAGATTAAGAATAAGAGATATGGAAAGTGTTGATAGTGCATTTACTATTGATGCAGCAACTGAAGCATTACCTACTGGATTTTTACAGATAAGAAGTTTTATTTTAACTAGTGCTACTCCTGATAGAGTGTTATCATTAATGACTCCTTTTCATCAAGCTGATACACAAGACTTTACCAATACAGGTGTACCTAGAGCTTTCTCTATTGAAGGATCAAACTTTAGATTTAGTCCTGCACCAGACAGTACTTACACAGCAAGAATAGTTTTTTATAAAGCCTTTGATAGTATTGATAGTACAACTACAACCAATACTATTTTAACAAAGTTTCCTGATATATATTTATATGGTGCATTATATTATGCATCAACATTTATTAGAGGTATGGATCAACAAACAGTAATACAATTTAAAACTCAGTATGAAGCTGCAATTAAACAAGCAGAAGATGCAGATGCTTTAGATAAATACAATGGCTCACCTTTGATTCAAAGATCAGGTATTAATATTAATCATTTAGATAACGTAAAATAATGCAGTTACCTTTTGGAGAATGGCTACCAGACTTACCAGAACATGTTAATCCTGGTGCTACACAAGCACGAAATGTATTTCCTGCAGTAAACAGTTATAGACCATTTCAAAATATAGCTCCTACTACAAGTAATGGAACTACAGCTAGATGCCAAGGTGGTAAAGCATTTAAATCTGATAGTGGTGTAGTATCTATCTTTGCTGGTGATGCTACTAAGTTATACAAAATAACATCTAATGCTTTTGTAGATGAAAGTGGTGGTACTACTTTTAGTTTTCCTGCTGAGTCCTATTGGGATTTTGTAAGGTTTGGTGAAGTAATTATTGCCTTTAATGGTGATGATGCTGCTCAAGCATGGACTTTAGATTCATCAACTGACTTTGCTGCATTAGCTGGATCACCTCCAGTATTTAGACATGCTGCTGTTGTTGGTAATTTTTTAGTTACAGGATTTCAACCTACTGCACAAAACAAAGTACAATGGTCTAGTTTTAATACACCTACTGCATGGGTAGCAGGAGTTAATCAATCTGACTCTGAAGTATTACCTGAAGGCGGAGTTATTACAGGAGTTACTGGTGGACAGTTTGGTTTAATATTTCAAGAAGATCGTATTACTAGAATGGATTATCGTGGTGGTAATGTAGTATTTTCTTTTAGAAGAATAGAAGATAATAGAGGAGCTGTACAAGGTAAGAATATAATACAAGTAGGTAACCTAGTGTACTATCTATCTGAAGATGGATTTTATGTTACTGATGGTTCTAGTTCTAAACCTATAGGTGCAAATAAAGTAGATCGTTTCTTTTATAATGATCTTAAATTTGCATTAAGAGAACGAGTAAGAGCATCATATGATCATGAAAACAAATTAGTTATGTGGTCTTATCCATCTGCTACTGGTAATAACTCTGGTACTCATAATGATAAAATATTAATATATCATATAGCTAGTAATAGATGGTCTATTGTAGAATTAGAACATGAAATTATTATTGATTACCTATCACCTGGATTTACTTTAGAAGAACTAGATGACTATCCTACATCAGGTACAAATGATTTAGATGCAATAACAGTATCACTAGATAGTGCTGTATTTATTGGTGGCTTAAGAACATTAGGTGCTGTAGATACAAATCATAAACTAGGATCATTTGGTGGAGATGCATTAGAAGCAGAGATAGGTACAGCAGAACAAGAATTTGCAAAGAATAGTAGATCATTAGTTACTAATGTAAGACCTATTGTAGATACTACTGCTGCTACAGGAACATTAAGTTTTAGAAACAGAGTTGCTGATACTGTTACTAATACTGCTGCCTCTAGTATGCATGCTACAGGTACAATGCCTTTTCATAAATCAGCAAGATATTTTAAATTTAACTTAACTATACCTGCAGCTACCACGTGGTCAGATGCACAAGGTATAGATATAGAAGCAATCAAAGAAGGTTATAGATAATGGCACAGTTTGACGATTTAGTAGCAAAGTATAGAAACTTAAGTTATGGAAGATTAGCAGGAACTAATCCATCTGCAGTTAATTCTTTATTAAATGCACAAGATAGAGGCACTAACTCTATTAGTAGTCCTAATTATTTTGGTAACATACCTATAGAACAACAACAATATATTGAAACTCCTACTGGTTTTATAGGACAAAATCAATTTAGAATAGATCCAAACACTGGTATACCTGTATTTGAAACACCTACTTCTGAAGCTATTAATCAAGGTATTGAGATGGGTGGAGGTACTGCAGGCTCTGGTGCTTATGATCAAGATGTAGATTATGGTGATCCTGGTTATGCAGGTGTAATACCTGTAGATCCTGATACTGGTTTAGTAGGCACAACCACAGAACAACAACAACGTGGTGGTAGAGATGGATACAGATTTGGTAAACCAGAACCTGATCCAACTTATAATCCTAATTTATTAGGTCAGTATTTTGGTTATAACAATCCAAAATATGCTCCAAGTCCTCTTGCTTCTGCTGATACTATTAGTGATTACTACAGTAGACAACAAAGAAATGTAGATTTAGATAATCGTGTTGCAACTAATCCAGAAACTTATGGTTATACTGGACCAGTAGCTAAAACAGGATTGTTAGGTTTTCTAGGAAATATTGGTAAAGAAGGACTAAAAGGTGAAGGTACTAAAGCAACCACAGAAGCAGCAGCTAAAGCAGCAGCTAAAACAGAAAAAGAAATAACTGATGCTACTAAAAAAGCAGCAAAAAAACAAGGACCACAAGCTCAAGGTCCAGGTG